TGTTGTTGCTCTGTGTGATGGTAAGTTGTGCTACGTCGCCGGCGGATAGATGGTTTCAACAGAGATCTCTTTTGACAACGACAACCGCTTTGATGATTGAAGCCCATGAATCGGGACTAATCAGTGATCAGGAATTGGTTGAAACAGTTGATCCTGCTATTCAGTCTGCAAGGGGTTATCTGAATAAAGCCTTTCTACGGCTTCCTGAAGGTGGCGATGAATTTGATTCTTTTATGGATGCTTTGGATGCAATTCTTATTACACTGGCCGAGATTGAAAAGAAAGAAGGTGGGTCGTGATTCCTGTTTCAGAAATTATTGCATTGATCAGTTCGCTTAAATTGTTGGCAAAAGGTATTGCAGAAATATCTATCAATTCAGATGGTTATTCAGAGTTGGAAAAGGATACAATCTTAAAGGCAGCCCAAGAAGGAGATACTCTTTTCGATTCTCGTGTAGCGGATGCTCGTTCTCGTCTCGATAAACAGGAGTAACGTCATTGATTATTATTGGATGTGCCGGTCTTGCGAAAGCTGGGAAGACTACTCTTTGTGAGTTGATTGAAAAAGAAATTCGGAAGGGTCCTTATCGACTTGAGGTATTGAGATGGAGCATGGCTGGTCGTCTCCGAATCGGCCTCAAGGTTTTGGGAGTCACTAAAGAAAAAACCCCTGATTTGTATCGAAAAATGGCACAGAGTATAGGCACTGATATGCTGAGGAATCCAAAATATTCTGAAGAGTCAGATACAGATTGGTGGGTCAATCTTGTTCGGCAAGATTTTAAAGATATTGCCGAGGGAGTCGAAAATATTCAAGAAATTATTGGTCAAAAAAGATCTCCTGATGATGTTGTTATCTTAGTGGATGATGTTCGTTTTCCAAACGAAGTGAGTTTGATAAAATCATGGGGAGGTTTGGTTCTTTTCGTCGATAGATGTGATGAACTTCCTGAACCCGATGCTCCTTGGAGAGATCATATCTCCGAACAAATGGCTTACGAGTATATGGATTTAACGTTGCCTGATGAGTTCTTCGATGAAACAGTTATTTCTGCGGGGACCATAGAGGATATGAATGTCATTGTTTTAGATCGGTTGAAAGACTGGTTGAAACCTGTTCTGCCTGCATAAAGGATGTGCCAAAGCGTGAAACCAAAAAACTTGAAAAAGAGTAGAACGGCTTTGATTGATGGTGATATTTGTGCGTATCGGACGGCTATCTTGACGGAAAAAGAGGGAGGCGATGAACTAGATGTTCAAGAACTGGTACGTAGTATTGTGCGCACGTGGACCTCCGAATCTTTCTGTGAGAAAATTATTGTAGGCTTGTCTTGTCCAAGAGATTTCGGGTTCCGAAGATTGTTATCTCCAGAGTATAAAACTAATAGAGATGATCTGGAGAAGCCGGAGTTTTTATCTTGTGCATTTCAAGGTCTCAAAAAGGCCTTTCGATGTGTAGCAATACCTTCTCTTGAGGCAGATGATGTGCTTGGAATCTTAGCTACTAATGGTAAGGTTCAGAATCCAGTAATCATAACGATAGATAAAGATCTTAAACAAATTCCGGGGTGGCATTATAATCCCGATAAAGATGATTTTCCGGTAAGGATTACTGAAGAAGAAGCCGATTATTGGTGTGCTTTTCAGTGTCTTACAGGGGACTCAACCGATAATTATAAGGGCATTACAAAGTGTGAAGCCTTTCCTCGTGGGGTGGGGCCTAAAACTGCGGAGAAAATCCTAAAGGATAGGGAGAATAATGAGACTTTATGGGACGCGGTAAGAAAGGCCTATAAGAATGCCGATCTTTCCGACGAATATATGCTTATTCAGGCTCATTTAGCCCGTATTCTAAGAGCATCGGACTGGGATTCCGACGCTAAGAAGCCAATAATGTGGGATCTGGCTTAATCTAGGCGTTTTTCTCACACTACAGAACAGATCAAACCTCCTTTCGTAAAGGAACTAGCATGGAACCATATATTTGGGTTCATTTTTATTTCCCTAAAGGTCTCATTGGGCATATCTCTTCGTGGTGCGGCCATAGCAGATTTGGCCACGTCACTTTTGAGATAGGACCGGGGGCCTTGTATGAAATTCCTATTTGTGGTAAGACACGATGGATTCCGGCGTGGAAATACAAACAACTCAGACCGCCCGACCGCACTCTACAGATTAAAGCACCCTTTACAGAAGAATTCAGTAATGATACTCAAGGGTTGATCCACTGGAAACATGAATGGTTCAAAACTGTCTTGAATTTCTTAAAGGGAGAGACCCCTGTTAATTCCAAGAATTGCCTAACAGCCACCTTAGTTGCACTAAAGGCTTGCATGGGCCGTCCTTTAGATTCTACTGTCGAAACGGTAGATGACTTGTATACTGCCTTGCTAAAGGGCGGTTCGATGGTTTGGTATTAAGGAGCAGCATGAACAATTTTCCGATTATTGATGATCAACTTTTAGAGTCATTGGAGAGAGTCTTTCCTGTTTTGCATTACAATCACGAAAAAACTACATACGAAGACTGGGTATTTAACAGCGGTGCTCGTAGTGTATTAGAGAAATTAAGACTAATTCAATTGAGACAATCGTCAAACAAACCGTCAGACCAACGAAATATAAAGAAGTAGGTGAAAATAATGGGATCACTATTTGGACCGTCGATTCCCGATGTACCGCCTCCGAAGGAGGACGATGAATTGGAGAAAGAGAATATTCGTGCTTTGGTGGCATTACAGAAAGCCAGAGAAGGCCGAGAAAGTTTGAAACGACAGAGTATCTTTATTCCTAATACGTAATGATGAAAACTTTTAAAACATTAGAAACACGTTATGAACACCTGTCTCGTGCACGGCAAAATAAACTGGAACGAGCATATCAATGTGCTGAGATTTCCATACCTTCGTTATTGCCACGAAGCGGTAGGTCTCAGAGCGTGTCCCTTCCAATTCCTAATCAAGCTATGGTGGCCAGAGGGGTAGTTCGGCTGGCTGCACGTCTGACTTCGGCTAATCTTCCCGCGAATGATATCCCTTATTTTACCTTTTATATCAATGATTTTGTTGATGATCCTGATATCAGCGTTGTAGAGCAGGCCCTTGAGAGCCGAGAAAGACGAATCAGACGACGCTTGGCAGGGTCTAATCTAAGGTCTAAGATTTTCCAAGCGTATAAGTTTCTCATCGTAGTAGGGGAATGTTTGATTCAAGAAATAGATTCTATTTCTTTTAAGATTCATCGGTTAGATAGATATGTTGTTCGTCGAACACCAGAAGGAACGCCGTTTGAAATTATTCTTCAAGAATGGGTAGACGTAGAGGCTCTTGAACCGTCTATACAATCGAAGGTGGCTTCGGGTACCAAGTCTCCGAATATCCATGATGAAGATGCAGAGCCGTTGTATACTCAACTTCTATGGTCTCCTGAAGAAAAAGTCTGGAAGGTCAAACGAGAACTTCGTGGAATAGATATCGACGATGCTCCTCCTGAATATGAAATTCTTCCATATTGGATTTTTACATGGAATCTGGAGGACGGAGAAGACTATAGTACGTCTCTTTGCGAAGAAAACTTTGGAGATCTGTTGACTTTGGACTCGCTTACTTCGTCGCTTATTGATGTGGCGGCGATGGTAGCAGAGCATAGAACTTTCGTGGATCCTACAGGGCTTACCGAAGTACAGGATTTAGTCGAAAGTGAAAACGGAGATTACGTACCCGGTCGGGCGCAGGATTTGTTTCTTTTAAATCTTGGTTCTGTTCAAGGCCTACAGGTTACCGCGGAAGCGGTGAATATGTGGAAGAGAGACATTGCGCAAACCTTTTTGTTAGGCTCATCGTCTCGCCGAGATGCAGAACGAGTGACGGCCGCGGAGGTTCAACTTGATGCGGTGGAACTAGACCAAGCGTTGGGCGGTGTTCTATCTTTGCAGAACCGTCAACTTATTCCTCCCATTGTGGAGCGAACAGCAAGCCTGATGGTACGGCAGAAACTCCTTGAAGATTTGGATATTGGAACAAAAGATAATTCTTTGATTAAAATTAAAGTTAGATCTGGTCTTGATACTATTTCACGTGAGGTGGACCTACAACGATTGAAACAAATGGGTATTGATTTTGTTTAGATTCCTGAATTACGATCACAGATAAACTGGAATGAGTTTTCCAAGCGATATGTAACTAACATTGGTTTGAACCATGTTGGCCTAGTGTTTACTCAAGAAGAATTGGCACAGCAACAGCAAGCGCAACAGCAGCAACAGTTGTTGGATCAAGTTCAGCAACAAGGGATACAGTCGGCTGGGAACATTACTGAGGCTCAGGGTCAGGCACAAGCCCAAGCCCAAGCACAGGCGCAACAGCAGGCCGCTCCTCAATAACTGAAAGGAAACGAAAATAAAATATATACTATATGACGCGGATCCTCCATTGGAATCCCAAGGAAGTGCTCAGGGGTCAGCCCCAGAGGCACCTAAAGAAACACCAGCGATTAATTCTCTTGACCATGAAGCGGACATGTTCCAAAAATGGGCTGAAAACAATCCTGATCTTATTCCCGAAGAGTTTGCAGGGAATGCAAGTAATTTTGCCGACGCATGGAAACATTTGAGAGCAGATTATACACGTAAGACACAAGAACTTTCGTCTCTTAAGAAATCCGGTATGGATACGGGAGCGCCGACCAACAAGGCAGAAGGTCAGGAAGGTAAAGAAGAGTCTGGTAAACTGGAAATTCCCGTTAAGAAAGAGGAAGCAAAGTCGGAAGAATCGGGTAAGGTTGATTGGTCTAAGATCATGTCTACCGATCTTTCTCAGGGTTTGGACGAGGATACCAGTAAGATTCTTGTCGAAGGTTTAGGAATTCCCGAAGAGTTGCTGGGGAAGGTTATGGCAGGCCAACAGGCACTTCAGCGTGAGCAGCGCAAGGTGGCCGCAGAGTTGGTCGGTGGTGAGCATGTTCTTGAGGCGGCAGTTCAATACGCCGTAGAGCATTATTCTCCCGAAGAAATTAATGACATGAATCAGCAGCTAATGGGTCCCAACTGGAAACGATCTTTGTTGGGTCTTGTTGCCGAGGCACAGCAGGCTGTAGGGTCAACCAAAGAACCCGGACATGTTCAAACAGCAGGCGGTGGTCCTGTCAGTGCCCGCCCCTTCGAGAACAATAAAGAAATTTCTGCGGCGATTAATGATCCTCGATATTCGCAGGATTCAACCTATCGTAAGCAGGTGGAGGAAAGGTTGAAAATCACACAGTCAACTCAAGGTCTTCGTGTAGATAAACGAAGATAAAATTTAGTTGTCCCGTCGCTCTGCGGTAGAGCAATCAATCCACAATTGATGTGTTGCAGGTTCGACTCCTGTCGGGACTTTTAGTTGTTTAATCTTTTTGTGATTTCTTTAGTTTGGGGCACGGCCTGATGATACCCCGATGTATCCCCAGCACCGACTGTAAATTAAATAAATTACGCTCTTCGTTAGACCGGGAAAACCCGAACACGGTTCGGATAATTGGAACGACAATCTAATGGACGGCAGAAGATGTTTTATATTCTTTTGTTTAATTCATTGGAGATGACAAGTGTCTGTAACTAGTCCTATTCGTTGGGGCAAGGATGGTCCCAACGGTAATTTCGATGACATGTGGCTTCCGTTATTCGGGGGCGAAGTCATCGCTGCTTGGGAAAGATTTAATCTTTTTCAAGACAAAGTTCGGACCATTGTTATGCCTTCTGGGAACGAAAAGAAATTCCCGAAGACGTGGCGTATTGGTTCCGAATATCACGAGGTAGGCGTTGAACTGCTTGGCCTCGACATGGAGACCAAGGAAGTAACGATCACACTGGATGATCGTCCGTTGGTGTCCCATTTTGAGCTTGATGATGTAGATTTGGCAATGTCCCATTTTGAAGTTCGCAGTCAAATTGCGAAAGAATCAGGAATGGAACTTGCGCGTAACTTCGATAAACAGTCTGCAATTCTTTTGTTGGGTGCGGCCAGAACCGCTGCTTCGGGATCTTTCCCCGGCGGTACTAACTCGGTAGATCGAAATACTACAGGGTTTGGTGATTTGCAAACTATCGGCCGAGCCGGTGCAGTCGCAACTCTTAATGCTATTGAGAATTGGCTTATCTATAGAGAAGATAATGATATTCCTAATGAGGAAGGTAATCTTTTCTGTGCGGTTTATCCGGGGATGTGGTATGCCTTGAAGAATCTTGGTATGCCTCAAACTT